CAGCTGCCACCTAATGGTGGAGGCCCGGTCAACGCTTGCCTCCGGGCTTGGCCTCAATTCGCATCGTACCAACTCTCCAATCATTATTTACTTCTGTTTCAACTCTCATTCTAACTTGTCTGCCGCTGAATCTTACACTGGTTGGATTGGCCATTGCAAATGATCCAAACTCACTTTCTGTGCCGTTAGGATAAAACCGAGTCTTAAACTTGGCTGTTACATCCCCCTGAGTTAATTCATCTGGAATCAGGTTAGTAACGTGCATAATTTGATCTCCAGCACCAAGGCTTATTGGGCCAGATTCAACAAACTGCGTTGCTCCATCATGATTAAATCCATATTCTTGAAAATATAAATCTCCATCTGGGCCAGCCCACAATGGATATCTTAAAATTCCAGTATCAATTGCAGCCGTTCGAGACAGTTCGCCAATCATCCATATGTTGTCTTTGTAATCATACGATACATATCGATCATTTTCTAAAGATCCCTCACTAGGATAAAACCACCAAACCTCCGAAAAACGACTATTATGCGTCGCGTATACTTTACTAATTTGGTTTGTGTTTATATCTCGGAATACATGATCGCTAACCTCGCAGTTAAGCTCTTTGACGATAGAGCCGTCAAACAAGAAAAATCCTTTTTGGCCCATCCAAAATGCGGCCTGATCAACAGTAACTAATGATTTTGGCGAATCTGTACCGCAGGCAGAACCAATTCGTTCAAATCCGTATACATACGGCGGCCCCTGATAAGTCGCAATATGTGCATCAACATCTGTAAGAATTAATGTGCGACCTCTAATTCTAACTGCTGAACGAATGGTTCCAGAGGTTTGCAACTCAATGTCGCCAGCCTCATTAGTTGCCGCAGGAGTCCATGATGTTATATTTTCTTTATCGCACCATTGTATTTTACGAGGATTGCCGCCAGCGCCAAGTGCAAATAAAAACCGTTCCTCAGTAACAATTAATGATTCATTATTTATGGGCGCATTAGTTACTGGTGCTGCTGGCGTCCCTGATCCATTACTGATATCCCAAATATGCAGCTTTCTATCATCGGTAGAACATCCAACCAAATCCTCACCAAAGTTATCAAGCGCCCAAGTTGTTGCAGTCAACCAAATAGCGCCGGGAGTTCTTGGCGTACTGTATGATCCTGTGTTGTAGTAACTGCCGCCGTATCCAGTGTTTTGCGTAGAATCTTCTCGCCCTGCGGTAAACGATGTTGGCGTAATATCAGCCACAGTGCCTGATGCATTAATATAAAAAAGTTTGTTGTAGGTTCCTACCACAATATTGTTTGCACCGCCTAAGTCACGCCAACCATGCATGCCTCTAGGGGCAGCATCTATACCAGATGTAACAAAATCAGACCATCCGCCAACTGGACGCATACTGCCTTCAGCCCAGCGTACTAAACTTGCATCACGCCACCTGTTTGATTGCTCGAACTCTGTGCCGTTTTTATACACGCCCGGCGGTAACTTTATTGGAAGTAACGCCATTTACAGTTCCTCAGCTTTCCATTTTTTCATTGGACATTCTGCATTTTTTATTCTAGCTTTTAGATAAATAACGCACCCGCATTTGTTACAAACATTAACGCCTAACGCTGTTGTTTTATGTTTGCAAGAATTGCACAAATTAATTCTATTTTCTACGAATTCTCCCATTTTCCCTCTGGGCAAAATTGATCAATAATTCTGGCTTTCATAAAAGTAACGCATCCGCAGGCATTGCAAAAATCTTGAGCCGGATCTTTTGATGGGCAAGTCTTACAAACTGTTAATCTAGCGTCTTGTATTTCTTGTGAAGCTAAATATTCTTCTTCTAAAGACATTATCTAATCCTTATGGCTATTTTTGAGTTACCTGTATAGTATGGGCTGTTGCTTTGATTTGATCCTGATCCTTGATATGTTGTGCTTCCAGCACCAGCAGCAGATCCAACAAATCCAGATCCACCTCCTGATCCAGCGCTAGAACATGGCGGATTAGTTGAGCTTCCTCCGGGATAGTATCCGCCACCGCCAGTTGAGTAAGTGCAGGTTTCAAAACCTGACGCAATCCAAGATCCAATCAATCTACTTGGGCAAGTTCTAAATACAGCTCCAGATATCCCAGAGCATGAACTGTAACAAGCGTTATTAATGTTAGGCAAATAAAAACTTCCATGATTGGATTGGCTTGCAGGACGATTGCCTCCGCCAGAGGTTCCGCCGCCAACATATCCTTGTGATGACATTCCGCCAGCTATGCCCCAAATGTTTGAGTCAGCAGTAATTTTAGACGCATCTCGGTAACTGGTTGTATTGCTATATGGATGAGCAGAAAACAATCCACTCCAACCATTGGTTACTTGGTCTTGGCTTGCGCATCCAAATCTATCCCATTGGAACCTACAAACTCCAGAAAAACCGTTATTCCAAACGCCTTGTGATGCGACTACGTAATAAACAGTTCCAGTAGTTGTCCCCATGTTGATATAAGTGTAACCACCTCGACCAGAACTTCCTCCGCCCCAGACTTCCGCAGAAACTGATGTTGGAGCAATTGTTCCAAATTGATCTGGAATGGCTGTTGGAATAACATAAGATCCAGTTAATCCGGTGTAACTTGCCTCAAATGCAAACTCCCCGACGTAGTTAGATCTAACTTGAGGATTTGATACATTTTCTATACTAGCAAACATTTTAGATCCAGCGACCCACGCCTTAGTAGATGCTTGGCCTTGATAAGTTACTGCGCCGCTAATATTTATACTGTACCAATGCGCATTCGCGCCAAGATTAGATGTGTAAACAGCAGTTGATTGATACTCAGTGCCAGACGATAAAGTGACTGTGATGCCAGCGTAAAATTGATCCCAATTGCCACTGTTTTTTACATATCCAGCCTTGACGGTTTGCCAATCGCCACTGTCTTTAGCATACAAAACATTGACCAACTCCCATTGACCGTCTTTTTTAACATATGTTCTAGCCATTATATTTGATACCAAATATCTCCGTCAGATCCTCCAGATGGGGCGCTTGTACTTATTGTTCTCGCACCAAATCCATTTGATCCTGTAGTGTCTGTAATATTTGTTAGCGTTGCTTGCTTTGCATCTAACTGAGTCTGTACCGCAGACGTTACTCCGTCAACAAAATTTAATTCTGCGGCTGAGGCTGTTACGCCAGATAATATATTTAGTTCTGCCACCGTTGATGCAATCCCATCAAGCGCGTTTAACTCAGTTGCCGTCGATGTGATCGCAGTTCCGTTAATAGACAGTGCGCTAAAATTACCAGTTGATGCGGTAGTGGCTCCAATTGGTGCTCCGTCAATCGTGCCAGAGTTAATATCAATACCTGTAACCGCATCTGTACCATCAAGCAAATTATCAATGTCATCCAAGTTATCATTGATTTTTTGCCCCCAAGTGTTTTCAGACGCGCCAATCTCTGGCTTAACCAGTGCATACGTCGTCGTTGTTGTATCTGCCATCTATATCTCCTGTTAATTAATCTGCTGGATCTGGTGTGTTGCCCTCAGCCAGCCACACTAAGTATTCTTGATAGTCTGTGTTGGCTTCGTCAAATGGTATGTAAGCGTTGTCGGCTAAGCGTATAACACTATTTGACGGTTGATTAGTTATATTGTTATTTCCTAAAAGTTTATACATTTTATAACTCTGCTGTTAATTTAAGTACAGAAACATAAGTGCTAGCCGTAGTAAATTGATAAGATACAGAATCAGTAGAGATGTAAGTTGCATTTGGTGTCCCTGTACCGCTTTTTACAATTGTAGGATTGGCTCTCATTTCTGTTCGATACTGAACTGTTGACCACCAATTACCAGAGTTGTACTGTGCTGAAACCCATAAGTTGTTTGAAGTTTTACCAACTTCTTGATAATACCTTTCACACAACTGCAACTCAGTCGTATACGGTCTATGCTCAAACTCAGTAGCTGATGATCCAACCTCTAGCTGGACTCCTGTAAGATTTAATGTGTTTGATGTAGAATCTGCAAGTGCTAGAGTGACACCAGCAGCACGGTCTGTAGATCCTTCTGCTTCCCAAGATGTAGGAACAGCACCGCCTGTAAAGTTTGATCCTGCTTCAACAAAAATCTGCAAAGCCATGCTTTCAGCATTATCGTTATCTAATGTCCCTGTAGTATCACCATCAAAAGTAAGTGATTTCTTTTCCCAAGTGTTTGCAGCGTTAATTGTTACGGTCTGCCCTATTAACCTAGTATTGTCTTTATCTTTTAAGTTGACCTGTATGTTTCCAGTTTTGCTACATTTAATCCAAAAAGACACAGTAACTTTTTTAGCTGATGACGTACCTTTTGCTAATTGCTGTAAAAACTGTCCTTCAATTCTATGTTGAATTTGTATATAAGTGGTAGCACTAGGGCTTGCGTTTGCAGTCGTGCAATCAAGTTTCATAGAACTTCCAAACCCATCTGGAGAATCTGTATCTTGAGTAAGTGTCCAAGTTCCAGCAGAAGACATCATAAGTCTCCATCTATCACAAGCATAATTACTACCAGAAGTAATGCCTGTCACACTCGTACCACGTTGTGCAATCTGCATCGCACCGTTAATAAGTATGTTCTTACCTACTACGTTATCAGCATTAGGCGTGACTCCATTGATGCTTGTTGTGTTGCCAGAATTGGCATCTGTAATTGCATTGACTGCGATTGTACTCATGTCTTAGGATACCTTTCTTTAACTGCTTGAATCTGTGCAGCCATGTCATCAGGAAACACACCAGCATGATACAGTGCGTCTAGTTGATCGCCTATTGCTGGATACTCAGATGCTCTACTAAACTTGTATGCGTCTGGATCAACCCATGCGTTAACTGCATCCATATCAACAGTAACTGAGTTACCATTAGCGTCTTTAGCACCTGCACCATCGTCAACAGATACAACATTAGGATATAGTGCGTAAATAGCTTTATGGTTCATCCGGCAATCTCCATAGCAATAAGTGAACTAGCTGCTCTAGCTTCATAATTAGCAGTGTCTCTGTCTGATGCTGATCTGTTTACATAATGAACAGTAACTGGATCACCGCCTCGCATTTGAATTTTATAAGTAATAGCACTTGTTGTAGACGGTGCGTCTAAATACATAATAGGCGATCCTATAACATTATATTGTGAAGTAGTGTTTGAATAAGGAAATTGACCAGATATCTGCGGTCTATTGCTTGCTGCGTCTCCTATATTAATAGCAGTGCTGTCTCTAAGTAATCTTATGTAAGTAAAATCTACGCTTCCTCCTAACATTATTTGACCAGTAATAAGTATTTTGCTACTAGTAGATGAAGGAGTAATTGAAACGCTTAGGCTAGGTACAGTGTAAAAAGTAGTTCCGTAATAACTAGTTGTATCTGATTTATGTACAGACACTACCTGCAACACATTACCAGCACGATCAAGACGATCTAAAGTCCCACCAGCATCAGGTAACGTCAGAGTTCTATCAGTGTCGCTATTAGGGGCAGCAATGGTAAAGTCACCTGTCCCACTAGCGTGTCCCTGAATAACAACTTTACTCATTACATATTCTCCACAACATTAAGCAACTCTGTTTCATTGATAGCAGCATCGATATCAGTCTGAACTGATTCGTACTTAGTCCTGATAGTAGCTCTAGCAGTCTCAGCAGCGTCTGCATCAGCACCAGGGATCTGCTTGGCTATGATGTCATCATGTGGCTTAAACTCTTCCTCACGACTCGCTCTACGCATCTCATGTGCAATAGTCTTAGCTTTAGTTAAGTTAGTTGTGATCGGCATTATGAATACTCCCAAGCATTTCTAAAAGTTCTATCACCAGGAATGTCAATTACATCTACAATCTGATACGCTACACCAGTAGGTACATCCTTATCTGCGATCTGTTCTATTGTTAATCCACAGTTAGGAGCAGGTACTATGACTGCAACTCCTCCGTCATCTGTGGGATATATAATTCTCTTATCCATGATTGCTCCTTGTTAAGTTACCTGTGAATCACTGCGAAAATTCTTTCAAAGTCATCAGAATTAGAACTAATTGTATTTCCAGTTGTAAGTTTAAATACCGTTGTTGTAGGCGTAAAATCTGGAGCAGGTTGACAATTCATTTGATTGTTGTAACTGCTACCATCATCAGATACACCTGCAGTAATTACATAATTAGCGTCTGTTATAGCGTTTGTTAAATTAACAGTATATTTTCCAATAGCAGTATCTACAACACTACTTACATTAAACGATTCTCTAATAGCTACAGTACCTGTGCCATTAAAGTTTACCCAAGCCTTTGCAGATCCGTTAATCACATTAGTGACCGCAGTAGACTCTGTGTCTAACTCGTCAGCTATTGTTGTTGTCTTTACTTTTCCTGTTTTAAGTGTACTCATTTGGTTTACCTATTAACGGAAGACGGAAACACAAACCAAAGGAGAGTCAACTTCGCCTCCACTCTCGTTTCTTGTTTCAACACGCACTCTATTTGTTTCTTGGTTAAATAAAATATCCCATCCTCTATAGCTTGCCGACCCATAGTCACCATGATTTAAACTAGCTGCATAATTAACATCAGACATTGATGCAGTGAAGTTTACATAGTAGTTACCTGTGCTATTGTCAGTAATACTTGATACATTTCCAGATGCTCTAATCATATTACCTGCTGTTTGTGTGCCATCAAAGTTAACCCACGCCTTGCAGGTATAGACTTCTACGTTGCCAGTGGTCTTGATTGTGTCTACCTTAATTGTGTCTGTTTTAACTGTACTCATGGCTTAGGATTCTCCGTCTTAACAGCAGCAATAGCATCCTTCCAAGTAGTCGTACCATTCACACTATCCCAGTACTGCATATCGAGTTGTTCTTGCATTGATGGATAAGCAGTTGCTCTGTCTATTTTATATTGCTCTGGATTAACCCATGCGTTAACTGCATCCATGTCTATTGTGACTGAGTTACCGTTAGCATCTTTAGCTCCTTCATCATCGTCAACAGATACAACATTAGGATACAGTGCATAAACAGCTTCATGATTCATTGCGCGATCTCCATAACTGTAATTGTAGATGATGGTCTACCTATATAGTTTTGATTTGTACTATCATTTGGTGAGCGGTTTATGTAAAAAGTACCGTTATAGGATGCACCTAATGTTCCTTTCAGTTTATAAGTCACTGCAGAAGTTGTGCTTGGTGCGTCTAAAAATAAATTTGACACACAACCTATATCTAACCCATACGGAGAAGATGCAGGTCTAAAAATTGCTGAATCTCCTAAACGATTACTTGAAGCTAGACCATTTCCAATGCCTGTGGAATCCCTATACAAACGAACATGAACTGTTGCATTAGTGCTATTGGATACATGAGCCGAATAAGTTACTAAAATTTTACTTGATGCTGACGTTGGCGTGATTGTTACTGACATCCCAGGAATATCTACATAATTGTTTGTAGAAGCTGATGCAAAACTTCCAATGGTTGTTTTAGTAGTGCTAACAACCTGCAACACTCTGTTGTTAGTAACACCAGCAGTAGTTGCAATCGTGTCAACCTTTAGCGTACTCATAAGATCACCCAGTTCCCACCGCTTGTCACAGTTACTGTAACGCCAGTGCTAATCTCTATGTCACCAATGCTTGCAGCGTTCTTAGTTGCAGCAATCGTGTAGTCAGCGTCTATGCTTTGTTCGTTCTCTATAAAGTTAGGAAACTGTATTCCTGTAGTTCCATTAATTACAACTGCCATATATTCACCTATGCGGCTAATTTAGTCCAAGTCTCGGAGTTTGTAGATTGCTTTGACCATGTCTCTGCATTTGCAGATTGTTTAGTCCAAGACTCTACATTGATTACTGAATCTTCCCATTTCTTTCTTGCTGATGCGGTAATTGCAGATGCCCCATTAATTGAGGCTGATCCAAACTTTATTGCATTACCATTTGCGCTAACAGTAGAAACAACGTTAATTGTTGCACTTGCAGCAACTATAGTAACCGCGTTAGCATTTATATTTGATACAGCAGAAACAAGAGCAATCCCAGATTGGACTCTGTTTGCTGTAGCGGTAACAGTAGACGTTGCAGCAATTGTTGCCGTGTTATCACGATCTCGGATGTATACAATCGATGTAACCGAGGCCCCGGCAGATAACGAATCAGACTCGCGAACTCTTGTGCCGCTCGATGTTACTGTCGCCGTACTTGCAATGGCAGATGCCGCGTCAATAACGATTCCTGCGCTTGCGGTGACGCTCGAGGCAGCAGTTACCGTTGCTGCGGCGTCAACAAAGTTAATTGCTCCTTCAGCAGAAAACGGTTGTTCACTAAATGCGTTTATGCCAAACAATTAAACAACTTTCCAGCTAGATCCTGACGGCACAGTGACGCTAACGCCAGAATTAACGGTTAATGGGCCAGCGGATATTGCGTTGTTTCCACTGGTGATCGCGTAGTTTGATGCAATCGTGTGCGTATGCTCAAATATGGCGCCAGAGATAATGCCACCAACAGACGTTAAGTCTGCCGGAACGTTTACATCATCATTTGAGTCGGCATATATTGATTTTTCGGCAGGATAAGTAACAAATACATCCTTAGCCCCAGCTCCAAGATTTAACGCACTGCCAGAGTTTGACGACTCTAGTATCGTTGTGCGACTTAACGTTGTCCCGGAGGCTGTATAAGTACCTAATCCAACCTCGTAATCATTGCCAGACACAATCGCATAGTACGTCGTGTTACCGTCGCCTACAGCGGCAAAAGATTGAAAGCCGTCTGCGGCCCCAGCAAGAGTTAACGTGCCTGTCCCAGTCGTTGTACTTGTTTCCTTGACTCGATCCTTTACAACTAGAGCCATATCAGTCCTTAATCAAGCGTTATGTCTAAGTCTCCGGCTGGAACACGAAATACGTCGCCAGATTCAATTGCTTTTGATGCAGATAAAGTTGCATAACAAAGTAAATTGCCAGAGCTTGATGCATCAAACACACCAACATGACTCACTGTGCCGTAACTGCCAGTAGCAGTTGGAAACTCAATGGAGCCAGAGTTTGTCGCTGTGTTTCCAGATACCGTAAACGCAGCAGTTTGCCTTGCGTAAGCTGATCCAGATACCTCTGTGCCGCCGCCAGCTTCACCGGGCGCACCAGTAAACAGCGCCAAATAAAGCGTCGACGGTGCAGTGTAAGCGCTGTTTGTAAAGACGTGATCTAACAGCTCAGTCTCTAAATAGTTTGAAAAGCTCATCCTAATCCTCTCACTTTAAGTTTTAATCCAGATCCAGACATTCTGGATCGATCTGATGATTCGTTTAATCTTGCAACTGCTGCCGCATACAACTGCGCCCAAACTGTGATCCGTGCATCTTCCTGCAAGTATGGCGCAGAATGCATTAGCGATCCATATAAATATACATCGGGCGAATCATCTAGCAACCAGTTATCGCTATTTGACGCTAAATCAGGCACTTTGGCAAAATACAACAGCTCAAGCGTGTAGTCTGCGTCTGGCGTCGGATAGAAGTTAAACTGCCCATCTGCGTGAGTGTAATACTCAGGCCGACCAGACACATCCTCGGCGCCAGCACGTTTATCTGCCATAGCATCTCGAGATATTAAATTAACAACGGTTGTGCCGGTGCCTTGTATGCTTACTCGAATTGTTTCCATCCAATCTGCTGGCACTTGCGAGTATTGATCGCCAGCGTCTATCGTTGCCGTTGATCGAGTCTCCATCTTGTAGTGCCGAATATCTCGATTGATTTGCGACTCTGCCAACTGAATAAACGTTGGGATGACTGCCGTTAAATCACTTCGATTAAGGTAATCGGCAACTGTCGATTGTAGTGTGCTGTAGTTTGTTATTGTCATTTCTTTTTTTGTCTTTCTTTGTCGATTTCATCAAATAGACTACCTTCGCCATATCTTATTCCTAAATTCATTATTTCCTTGGCAGACATTTCTGGAGTAATTCCTTGCTCATCGTAATATCGATATGCGTCAGCATTGCTTTGTATATCTCGCAACATGTCTCCATATCTTTGCTCGGGAGTAAATCTTGATCCGTTTAAAAAATCTTTTCCTAAATGATAAAGAGTTTGCAATCCTTCATATCCAGATCCAACTGAATTAGCCATTAATTGATTGGCCTCCGGAAATCTTTGCCTTGCCAATAATCCAGTGGAAAATCCTTGCGCTCGGTCGTAAGGCGTATCGTACGCTGATGCATAACCTTCTGCATTCATTTGTTGCGCTAAAGCAGTTTTCATTTGTTCCTGCTCACTGAGATATTGCCTCATGCGATTCATGTAATGATTTAGTAAGCCAGCCATATATTTATTTAAATTGATTTAACAATCCCAACCTCTCAAGCTGTCGTAAAGTGTCCTCAGTAAATCGGCCTCCGACCATATTTAAGTTTAAAGCCCTTTGATCGTTAGGAATTAAATTATTTGGATCTACTATTGATCCATCTTTTCTACCGATAGCCTGTCGCACCCAATCTAAGCCCATACCTGATTGCTTAGATCCAGCGGTTATAAGGCCCGGTATATCGTATGGAGTAATATTGCTTTCAAGCAATCTCGCTCGCATCTCGCCGGGCAAATTTGTTGGATAACTATAATGATCAGATGGAGTAATTTTTCCAGTCAGATCCATAATTCCTATATTCCTAAACGCGCCGTCTATAGCGTTTAGCTGATCCATATCTGATACACCAGCTCTAATTTCTGAAGCGCTCAAAAGACCTTCTTGACCAAACGCTGTATCCATATTTACTTTTGTTCTATTTGCCCCCAACCTAGTTACTATGGCTTTTCTTAACTCTGCCGGCGCATTTCTCATTTGCTCAATGGATTTTGGATTATTAATCCCAGCCCAATCAGGTATCTTAAAATTCTTTGTTACAGTTCGTTTTTTAGGATCTCCGTTAGCTGTAAACTGACCCGGTATGTCTTCACTTATCTTGACGTTAAAACCTTTATTTTTAATTAAATCATCTAGCCTTTTTTTATCTGCCGATCCAAGCGTTTCATATGCATAACTCATTTGCAACTCGGGGCTGAACGTTGCAAAATCAGATCCTGATGGCGTCATAGTATGCGGCATTAATACCGGATCAACACCGTATCTATTTTTCATATATTGCGCGTACTCCATAAGTTTTTTTGAAACCTCTGGAGCATTTGCGTAAACGTTGCCTTCCATCTGAAATCCGTAATCCTGACCGCCTTGCAGATGCACCGGCCTTGATAGTTTTACTCCTTTAAATTCAGTAATTAATTGGGCTGTATCGCTTCTGTCAGCCATAGGCGTAATAAATGGAGTTCCAGCATTTGCGAGATCAATAATACTTATCGTATCATTTGCGTTTTCAGATAAATCTCCAATCTGCTCAGTTTTATACTGTAAATTTTTTACTTGTTCAGTGCCAGTTTTAGTGGCGCCATATCTATCGTCAAAACCATAATCAGAAACCGATCTGGGGCCGCTTGGAGCCATCTCTTGCAACAAACCTGTTTTGCGCATAGTATTCTCAAGCATTTCTTGCGCCTTTGGTGTCGCTCCCTTTACCGCTGACTTTGCTCCAGCTTTAGCGACTGCGCCAACAGGAAATAAACTTTCTCCGAGAAATACGGTATCAGCCAAACTGGTTTGTCTGTTTGGCTTAACTCTAGGCAAATATCCGCCGGTGCCTTGATACGGCATATCAAACGGCATATTTCCATATGATAGATTTTCAAACTCTTCAGGCGCTTGACCAATCATAAGATCTCCAACTCCCTGACCACCAATCAATGGTATTGGATCTGGAACTGTTACCTTATTACCAAAACCTCTGGCAGACTCAAGCCCTTGCCCCACCATAGCTAACAATGAGTTTTGCGGAATTGGTGTTAACTCTGCTTGACGATTAAGTCGCGCTATCGCTCTACGCCTTGCCTCTTCTTTGTAATCAACTGCCACTACGCTATCCCTCGCAAGTTACGCCTAATCGGCTCGCCCCAGCTGGATGCCTGATTCTGGTATCCAACTGCCAAGTAACGCATTGCATCTGCGCCATGTGATGTCCAGTCATGCCGAGGCCTGCCTCGCCACGTTCTGCCCTTTTCGTCAAAGTCTCGTTGGTATTGC